GTCCCGCCGTCCGACTCCAACGACGTGCTCGACGCCCTCGACCTCCTGAGCGAGGCGGGCTTCGAATGCCTCGACTGGCAGGCGGTGCTCCTCGAATGCTGGATGGGCGTCTCGCCCAGCGGCAGGTGGGCGGCCCCGTCGTGCGGCAACGAGGCGCCGCGCCAGAACGGCAAGACGCGCCTCATCTGCGGCAGGTCCGCGTCCGAGATGCTGTTCTACGACGGCACGGTGATCTACACGGCGCAGCTCCAGAAGACCTCGACCGAGACCTTCGAGGAGATGGCGAGCCTGATGGACACCAAGGCCCTGCGGAAGTTCCTGGCGCCCAACGGCATCAGGACCGCGCTGGGGCGCGAGGAGATACGGCTGAAGAGCGGCGCGCGCATGAAGTTCCTCGCCCGCACGCGCAACGGCGGCAACGGGCAGCACGGCTCGCTGCTCATCTTCGACGAGGCGCAGTACCTCGACAAGCAGGCCCAGGGCAGCTTCCTCTCCGCCATCTCGGCGTGCAGGACGCGGCGCGGGCCGCAGACCATCTACAACGGCAACGCGCCCGAGGACGGCGACAACAGCGTCGTGTACGAGCGCATCCGCTCCGACGCGCTGGCTGGCAGGACGAATCGCACGGCGTGGACCGAGTGGAGCATCGGGGCGAGCGTGGAGCTGCCCGACGTGGGCGACCGCGCGATCTGGGAGCGCACCAACCCGTCCCTCGGCGTGCTCATCTCCATGGACACCGTGGAGGCGGAGTTCGAGGCCGAGGACGCGGAGCAGTTCGCGCACCAGCGGCTCGGGTGGTTCGCCACGCGCGAGGACCTGAGCCACGTCGTGTCGCAGGAGGCGTGGGACGCCTGCGCCACGGACGACCCGCCCGAGGGCCACCAGAAGCTCGCCTACGGCGTCCGCTTCACGCCCGACGGGCGCAGCGTCTCGCTGGCCGTCGCGGCGACGCACGCGGACGGGTGCCACGTCGAGTTCATCCGCACCGAGCCGACCGTCGCGGGCATCGGCTGGCTGGTCGACTGGCTCGTGGCGCGCAAGGGCCGCGCGGCGGCGGTTGCCGTCGACGGGCGCGCGGACGCCGCCGACCTCGGGCAGCAGCTCGTGAGGGCGGGCATGCCCAAGGGCGCCGTCATGGTCGCGCGGACCTCCGACGCCATCACCGCCGACGCGATGCTCGTGAACGCGGTGAACGACGGCACGCTCACCCACCTGGACGACCCCGCGCTCGCGGAGAGCGCGCTCGGCGCCACGCGGCGCCCGATAGGCAAGGACGGCGGCTACGGCTTCGGCGGCGAGTGCCCCGAGCGGCTGGACGCCTGCGCGCTGGCGCTCTGGGCCGCGCGCACCACAAAGCGCGACCCGCGCAGAAGGGGAAGGATAGGCTAATGGCGCAACCGAACCCATGGGCCACGCTCGGCAGGGCCGTCGTGGACCTCGGCGGCATCAAGAACGCCGACGGGCTGACCGACGAGACCTCCGCGTGGCTCGACCTGCTCGTGGACGAGTACCAGCGGCACGCGGGCCACAACGAGATGCTGCGCGGCTACTACGAGGGCCGCGTCAAGGTCTCCGACTACGGCAGCAAGGCCGAGGTCCCGAACGACCAGACCTGCCACTGGCCCGCCAAGGCCGTCGACGCCCTCGCCGACCGCATCAGGCTGGAGCGCTTCAACGCGCCCGACGGCTACGACCGCACGACGCTCGACTCCGTGCTCTACGCCAACAACCTCGTGAACGGCTACAACCGCCACCTCACGCCCAAGCTGCTCTACGGATGCATGGCCGCGACGGTCACGCGCAACAGGGCGGGGCACGCCGTGGTCCGCTTCCACAGCGCGGAGACCTTCACCGCCGTCCCGTCGCCCGACGGCAAGGACGGCGTGGTCGCGGCGGGGCTCGCCATCGCGCGCTCCGAGTTCACGCCGTGGAGCAACGGGCTCATGGTGCCGACCATCGTCAACCTGCACCTGCCGCACAACGTGGTCGAGCTGCGTCAGGTCGCCGCGGGGCAGTGGACCGCCGAGGACGGCTACACGCCCGAGGAGGAGCCGTCGCTCTACGTCTTCACGCACGACGGAACGGGGACGCTCAACGCGTTCGGGCGCACGCGCGTCACGGCGTTCGTGCGCACGCTCACCGACGACGCCATCCGCTGCATGTGGCACATGCAGATCTCTGGCGCGTACTACTCGGTGCCCAAGCTCGCGCTCCTCAACCTGCTGCCCGACCAGTACGAGGCAGTCGTCGGCGACAAGCTGAAGTACCAGATGGACAAGGTGCTCGCCACCGAGGCGGACGAGAGCGGCGACTCCCGCACCGAGGTCAAGCAGTTCAGCGGCAACAGCCCGCAGCCGTTCGTGGAGGAGCTGCGCGCGCTCGCGTCGCAGTTCTCGGGAGCGACGGGCGTGCCGCTCAACTCGCTCGGCATCGTGCAGGACAACCCCAGCTCCGCGGAGGCCATCGGCGCGAGCCGCGAGGACATCTGCCTCGTGGCGCAGCGCGACATAGACGAGGACCGCCACACGCTCGACCGCGTGGTCCTCGCCGCGCTCGCCGTCGAGCAGAACACCACCATCGACGGGCTGGGCGAGGGCGCGTTCGGCATCCGCGCCAGCTTCGCCGACCCGCTCATCCACAGCCGCTCCGAGATGGCCGACTGGGCCGTCAAGGTCGCGTCCATGCGCCCGGGCTTCGGGCAGACGGACGTGGCCGCGCGCGCCGTCGGCATCAGGGACGCCGACCTCGACAGCGTGAAGAGCGACGAGGCCAAGGCCGCGACCGACGCGGCGATCGCCGCGATGTTCGGAGGCACCAATGCAGATTCCGCGACGCTGGGTGGAGGCGTATAGCCAGGGGCTGAACACGCTCTCCGACCGCTCCCGCGCCGAGCTGGTCGCGCGCCTCTCGGAGGTCGACTTCTCGCGCGACGTGGCCACCGTGCGCGAGCAGGTGGTCGCCATCATGCAGGCGTGCTGCGGCGCGTCCTCGGCCATGGCCGCGCGGCTCGCCGCCGAGTTCTACGACGGGCTGCGCTCCGAGTTCGGCATCGCGGACGGCTGGGGCGCCATGGTCGACGGCGGCTACGACCCCGCGGCGACCGAGGGCGCCGTGCGCGCGTTCGTCCAGGACCTCGTGGACGGCAGGCCCGTCGAGACGTTCGTGGGCAAGTGCTCCGACCGCATCGACCGCGAGGTCAGGCTCTCCGCGAACAGGTGCGTGGAGCGCAACGCGCGCAGCGACCCGAGGAGGCCGCGCTGGGCGCGCGTGCCGACTGGCGCCGAGACGTGCGACTTCTGCCTGATGCTCGCGTCTCGCGGATTCGTCTACCACAGCGAGGAGCTGGCGAGCCACGCCCACGCCAACTGCGACTGCCGCGTGGTCCCGAGCTGGGACCGCGGTCGCGCCGCCGTCGAGGGCTACGACCCCGCCTACTACCTCGACCTCTGGCAGAGGTCGCAGCAGAAGTGACCCATTGTGCGAACGCACAAACCGCGAAATCGGCCCCGCTCGGGGCCTTTTTCATACCCACGCAATGCGGCGGGCGGTCAATCGCCGCACCGACACCTGCTAGGGCAGGGGATAGGAGGCCGACATGGCCGAAGAGACTCGGGAGACCGAGGGCACGACGGACCAGACTGCCGCAGCTGCGCAGTCTGGCGAGCGCACGTTCACGCAGGAGGAGGTCAACCGACTCGTCGGTGACGCCCGCCAGAAGGAACGGCGCAAGTTCGACGGGTACGTGAACGGGGACGAGGCGAAGGAGGCCGCGGAGCGCGCGGCGAAGGCCGAGGCCGAGCTCGCGCAGCTGAAGGCCGAGGCGCAGCGACGCTCAGACGTGAGCGCCGCGGCCGAGCGGGCGGGAATCCCGCTGGAGGTCGCCCAGATGCTCAACGGCGCGAACGCCGACGAGCTGACCGAGCAGGCCAAGCGGCTCCTGAAGCTCATGCCCGTGCACCCCACCCGCACGGACGACGGCGGCGGCAGGGCCACCGCCAAGAAGACCAACGCGCAGCTCTTCGCCGAGGCGCTGAGCGCAGCGCACAAGTAGAAAGGGGCAACCATGCCCGCTATCGACATCAACCGCGGCACCACCAACGTCGTCCTCCCCGATGAGGTCTCCGCCGAGATTTGGGGCGCCACCATCGAGGGCTCCGCGTTCATGGCCAACGCCCGCCGCATCACCATCCCCGGCACGGGCCTGAAGGTCCAGACCATCACGGGCGAGCCGACCGCCAACTGGGTCGACGAGACCGCGGCCAAGCCCGTCTCCAACCACACCCTCGGCAAGAAGACCATCGTGCCGTACAAGCTCGCCGTCATCGAGGCGTTCTCCATGGAGTTCCTGCGCGACGCCGACGCCCTGTACGCCGAGCTGGTCCGCCGCCTGCCGCTCGCCCTCGGCACCAAGTTCGACCAGACCATCATGGGCACCACCGCGCCAGGCTCGGGCTTCGACGTGCTCGGCGGCTGCACCGCCGTCAGCCTGACGCCGACCTCCCCCGCCACCGTGTACGACCAGTTCCTCGCCGTGGACGGCAACGTCGCCACCGCGGGCGGCGTGATGGATCACATCATCCTCGCCCCGCAGGGCCGCGCCAAGGTCCTCGCCGCCGTCGACGGTGACAAGCGCCCGCTGTTCACCGCGGGCGTCGAGACCGGCGTCATCAACCCCATCCTCGGCGCCACCGTCTCCACGTCCAAGAACGTCTACGTGGACCTCACCACCGACGTCATCGGCATCGCCGGCGACTTCACCAAGGCGCTCTACGGCACCGTCGAGGGCATCCAGATCGCGGTCAGCGACCAGGCGACGCTCGGCAAGGGCGACAACGCCATCAACCTCTGGCAGCAGAACATGATCGCCGTGCGCGCCGAGGTCGAGGTCGCGTTCGCGGTCGAGGGCACGGGCTACTTCAACCTGCTCACGGTCTAGCCATGGTCGAGCTGACAGCGCCGAACGGCGTGACCGTGATGGCGTCCGACGAGGACGCCCCGCGCATGCTCGCCAGCGGCTACAAGCCCAAGCAGCAACCCAAGCGGCGCGCGCCGCGCAAGGCGCAGAAGCCGCAGGAGAAGTAACGAGGAGGTGGTCGGCGTGTCCTACGCGACCGTCGAGCAGTACGAGGCGCGCTACGGCGCCGTCTCCGACACCGCCATGCTGCAGGAGTGCCTGGACGACTGCACGGCGTCCATCAACGTCGAGCTGTCCAAGCGCCACATCGACTACAGCGACCCGTCGGAGGAGTTCGCCGACCGCCTCATGCGCGCCTGCCGCTCCATGGCGAACCGCGTCATGCCCGCCGAGGGAGGCTCCGACATCCCCGTCGGAGCGACCCAAGCGAGCTTCACCGCAGGGCCGTACAACCAGCAGTTCACGCTCCGCGTCCCCTACGGCACGCCGAAGGTGGGCGACTACGAGAAGTCGCTGCTGGGCATCCCGCTCGCGGACATCGGCTTCGGCCTGCTGGCGGGTGGCTCCGATGATTAGGGGCGAGACAGTCCGCGTGGCCCACGTCTCGGGCGCCGTCGACTGGACGCTCGGCGAAGAGCCGACCTACGACGAGCCCGTGGACGTGGCCAACGTGGTCGTCGTCCCCTCCACCGAGGGCGAGGCCGACCACCTGCGGCCCGACGGCGTGCGCGTCGCCTACACGCTGCACTTCCCGCGCGGCTACGCGCGGAGCCTGCGCGGCGCCAAGGTGACCGTGCGCGGGGACGAGTGCCGCGTCATCGGCGACCCGAGGCCATACACCGAGGCGAACGTCCGCGGCCCGTGGACCATGCCCGTGCAGGTCGGGAGGTCCGATGGCTGACTTCGTTCCCAACATCGACGGCATCCGCGCCGTGTTCAAGTCAGCGGGCGTACAGGCCGAGCTGCGCTCCCTCGTGGAGCCGATGGCGGCCGCCGCGACCGACATGGCCGCGGCCAACGCCGACAGCCACACGCGCGGGGCCGTCTACAAGGCATACGTGGACGTGGGCAACTACACCGCCATCGGCAAGGTCGTGTGCGGCAACATGGCCGCGCGCCGCGACAACGCGCTCAACAACACCATCCTGAAGGCGAGGTGACGCCCATGCGCTCGACGCTAGAGGACCTGCTGGCCCGCCTGCGCGACGACATGGGCGTGCCCGTGTACGCCAACGCGCCGCGGACGCGCCCACCCGCCTACGTGCTCGTGGCCCCCGTGGGCGGCACGCCGTCCCTCGACGCGCTGCACCACGACTACGCCCTCCAGGCGTGGGCGCGGTCCTACGGGGACGCCGAGGCGCTGGTGCGCGAGTGCTGCGACGCGATGCGCTCGTACGGCGCCACGCCCTACGCCGTGCCCGTCCCGCTCGGCTTCGACGGCACCTACTTCTGGTGGCAGGCCACCTTCACCGTCCATGCGCTCTGGTGAGCGCAGTTAGGAGAACACCATGACCAACACCGGGCTGGCCACCTTCGGCCGTCCCGTCGACGAGGCGTACTTCTCGGTCGCCCTCGCCAGCGACTCCCCGACCATCCCCACCACGTCCAACGCCACGCTGACGGGCTACGAGACCGTCCGCGTCAGCGAGGACGGCATCACGCCCGCGGTCGACCTCGGCAAGGGCGACCCCGTGAAGGACTGGGCGAAGAAGGACGTACTCCCGAGCCAGTCCGACCCGTCCGCGACCCTCGCCGTGCCCATCATCGACAACTCCGTCGCGGCCAAGAAGCTGAAGTACGGCGCGGCCAAGGTCGACTCCAACGGCGCCGCCGTCTTCGACGGCACCACCGACACGTGGGTCGTGATCGTGGACGAGCTGCACAACGACTCCGACGGCGAGCCGACGCAGCTCGTGCGCACCGTCTACCCCGCTTGCGTCCCGCAGGAGCTGGAGCTGGGCACCCACACGCGCGGCGACATCATCGTCGACACCGTGACCTTCCAGCTGCTCTACGACGAGACCATCGGCGGCTACTTCAAGGAGCTGCCGCCCGTCGCCGTCTCCAACGGTTAGGAGCGACACATGGCCGACTTCACCATCTCGCGCCCCGTCCCGTTCGAGGTCCAGGGCGTGGACGGCGCCACCTACGAGCTGCCCCGCCTGATGGACATGGACGCCGAGCACATCGCAAGGCTCGCCGACATGGCCGAGGCCAAGGGGCTCGCCGCGCAGGCGGCCGCCGCGAAGGAGTTCGTCCTCGGGCTGTGCCCCGAGATGGCCGACGAGCCGCTGTCCGACACGGGCTGGCTCAGGCTGCTGAACGCCCTCACGGAGGGGAGCGACTTCGGACTGGGGGAATCCTGAGCGTCGCCACCGTCATTCGGGACCATGGCGACGCGCTGGACTTCGACCTCTTCGACAGGTGGAGGGTAAGGCTGCGCGACGTGCCCCTCAGCATCGGCTGGGGGGCCGTCGCCTTGTTCGTGCGGCATCTCCCGCGCGACAGCGAGACCATGCGCGCCATCGACCCGTCCGCGCTCTGGAGCGACGAGGCGCGCATGCTCGCGCGGCTCACCGACCTCGTGGGCGACCTGTTCGCGCAGGACTACGAGCACATCCCGCAGCCGGGCGCCACGAGGCGGTTCTCGACCGCCGCGGCCGTCGACGCGGACGACTACGCCGAGATTCTGAGAAGGTTTGGAGGTGGGGCCGATGGCTGACGCCGTGATCGGAACGTCCTACCTGAAGGTCGTGCCCAAGATGGACACGAGCGCGTTCAAGTCCGCAGGTCTCGACGCGGGCACGGGCGCGGGCGAGTCCATCACCGACGGCATCGGCAGCGCCATCAGCGCCCGGGCGGTCGCCGTCGGCACCGTCATGGGCAAGGTCGTGACCGCCGTCGCGGGCAAGGCCGTCGAGGGCATCGACAACGTGGTCGGCGGCGTCTACGAGGGGTTCTCGCGCAACGAACAGCTCGTGGGCGGCATGCAGAAGCTCTTCGGCGACAGCGCGCAGACGGTCATCGACAACGCCAGCAAGGCGTTCCAGACCGCGGGCATGAGCGCCAACGACTACATGCAGAACGTGACCGGCATCAGCGCGTCGCTGGTCAACTCCCTCGGCGGCGACACGCAGAAGGCCGCGGAGCTGGCCGACAAGGCCATGGTCGCCATGAGCGACAACGTGAACACCTTCGGCACGGACGCGCAGAGCGTCCAGAACGCGTTCATGGGCATGGCCAAGGGCAACTACAGCATGCTCGATAATTTGTCCCTCGGCTTCGCGGGTACCCAGCAGGGCATGGTCGACCTCATCAACGCGTCGGGCGTGCTCGACCACAAGCTGG